GAGCTTCTCAACCAACTGCGTAAATTCCCCATCCAGAAGCACGACGATGTGATAGATGCCCTTGGCTATTTACCGCAAGTGTTGTATGATGGCGAAGGGCCACCTGCCCCTGACGTCGAGCCAAAGAAGGGAATCCTGATGAATGACCTCATCAAGAGCCTTCACAAGCCAGAAGTCAAGGGAATACGATCATGGGATGACAACAGGACTGTAACGCGATATTATGTTGCGTAATCGGAGGTGAGGCATGGCTAGAAAACCAAAATTGCTGGACATGATCAAAAGCGCGAAGGGCTACACGGAAAAGCAGCACCAGCGCTGGTCTAACAACATCAAGCTGTATAAGGGCGAGATCACAAAGTTTCGCAATAAAATCCTGCCTACGTGGGCACATGCTATCGAGACGAACCTCACCAAGCCTATCGTTGACGCCATGCTTCCCAACCTCATTTACAGGACTCCAAAGATCAATTTCAGGCCCGGCAGGGAGATTGTTCCGGTCGAAGTGCAGCAGCAAGCCCTGACCATCGAGAATGACATCAATGCCATTCAGGTGGAATTGCGTCTGGATCAGGAGTATAAGCGTGCGACCAAAGATGCGCTCATTCTTGGTGATGGCTTTATCAAATATGGACTTACTACTGATTCTGATTCTGACATTGATGATTATGCTTTCCCTGCACCGTATATCAAAAGAGCATCCCCTTGGGATGTCGGCATTGATCCGGGATGCAGAGAATCGAACCTCGACGATGCAGAATATATCTACTTCAGGAATCTCATCCCCCTCTGGCGTGCCCAGAGAAGTAACAAGTTCAAGAACAAAGAGAAACTCAAGGGAGTCGCAATTTCGCAATTCCTCCCGCAACACCTTCAGGAAAACGAAGGAAGCCGCAAGAACACGGAGTCATTTGAATACTGCGCCCTTTACGAGCTTTGGGTCCGGGAAAACAATATGGTCTATATTCTGGACGACGAAGGCACCATATTTGATGAGTTCCCGTGGCCATACGACCTTGAGGGGAAGTTCCCCCTTGTCCACATCTCGTTTAACCACGTTCCTGACGAGTTCTACTGCATGGGCGAACCGGAGCATCTTGAGACCCTCCAGCTTGAGGCCAGCGAGAAGCGCACCCAGCAACTGAACCATACGCGGCGTTTTAACCGCAAATATCGGGTTTCCCCTGATATGGCCAAGGACGATAAGGAAAAGCTCACGATGGGCGACGACGGAACGGTCGTCACCTCCCGTGAGCCCGTGGACGTCATTGCAGACGCTCCTCTTCAGGCTGATATCCTCAGCGAGATCGGCATGGTCATGAGCGAAGCCAAGGAAGTATCTGGCGTTTCTGCCTATCAGCGTGGCGGCAGTGAGCCCGGCGTATACACGGCTACCGAAGCCAACATGATCGGTCAGGCGCACAATATCCGCGTCGAGGAGCGCCGTCAGGAAGTGGCTGACGCCATCTCCACTGGCGCTCGCATTCTGTATAACGTCATGAAGGAATACAAAGGCTGGCCGCCCATTCCTTTCCAGTTCACGGTAGATATCTCCACCATGCGCAGACCCGACGACACGGAGAAGCGCAGCGACCTGATGCAGTTCGGTCAGGTTGCCATACAGATGCCCGAATTCAAGCGTGTCGACTGGCTGCGAGATGTCGCTCTGGCCTTCAACAAGCCGCCTGAGCAGTATGTCCTTACGGCTGAAGAAGTGGCCCAGATGCAGCAGCAACAGCCTCCTGACCCTGCCGTGATGAAGGCTCAGGCGGATATTCAGGCTAAACAGCAGGAAATGCAGCTCACCATGGCCATGAAGCAGCAGGAAATGCAGATGAAGCAGGAGGAGATGCGCCTCCAGCTTGAGGTGAAGAAGGCCGAGGCCGAGATCGAGATGCAGATGATGCAAGCAAAACTGGCCATGGAACAGCAGAAACTTGGTCTTGAACGCGAGAAAATGGCTATGCAGCGCGAGCAGCAGCAGTTCAACATGCAAGCCCAGAGAGCCTCTGCCATGATGAATGTGCAGTCTCAGAAGGAGATGAACGATGCCAAGTTACAATCACAGATGTCGGGAATGCGGGAAAATAACGCTGGAACTAAAAAGGGTGGAAAACAGGAATGACCCTATTACTTGCGATTGCGGAGCCACTGCTGATCGGATTCTTACTCCTGTTAATCACGTCATCATGTTCCGACCGGGATACATGGCTTCCATAGGGGAGCATTGTGACACGGAGATGGAGTATTACAATAAAAGATCCAAAATCATTGACAGTAAGATTGAATCATTATATGGTAAAGACGGAGGTGAGTAATATGAAGAAACTTTTGGTTGCTCTGTTCGTTCTGGCGGCCTCGATGTCCTTTGCTCAGGAAGCTGTTGTGTCCCGGACGGACAACAACGAGAACTATTACTACAACAAGCCAGTCCCCGTTATTGAGGGCATGTGCGTTGACGTGGCTACGTCCACTGACGCAAGCAAGACGATCACTGGCAGTGCGTCCGTCTCCATCGGCACCATTCCTACTGGGACTCGTCGCATCCTCGTTCGTGCCCTTACGGCTGACATCAACTGGGATCTCGATTCTACGGTTGGCTCCGGTCATCTGTTCCAGATTCCCAAGGATGGCTATATGACATTCGTTGGCGACTCCACGGAACTCGCCAAACTCTATTTCCAGTCCGAAGAAGCGGCTACATCAGCAACTTTGCTGGTTAGATATTTTGAACGGTAAGGAGTAACAATGGAAACTGAAAACGAGGAAGTCCTGAACACAGAGGAAGGAGCGTCTGAATTCGATGATCTCGAAATTTCAGAGACGCCTGATACTGAGCAGGAGACTCCCGATCAGGAACCCGAAGTAGAGGAAGAAGCGGAGCCAATCGAGGTTGACTTCGACAATCCTCAGAATCTGCCGCCCGAACTTCAGAAGCATTACAAGGGCATGCAGGCTTCTTACACCAAGAAGATGCAGGCTCTCCAGACTGCTATGAACGGGCTCCAGAGTCATTCGACACGTCTTGAGCTTCTCGACAAAGCCATTTCGGGAGATCCCGAGGCAGTTGCCAGAGTGTCCCAGATGCTCGGCAGGCAACAGGCTTCAGAGCCCAAGCCTACGGAAGATATTCCCGAGGTTTTCGAGAGCACCAAAGATTTGATGTCGTATATTGACAACAGATTCGGCTCCTTGGTTCAGCAGGCGGTGCAGAATGTGATCGGCCAGCAGGTCGCTCCTATTCAGCAGCACTTGCAGCATCAGGCAAAACTCGGCGAGTATCAGGCGGTTAAGAGCAAGTACCCTGATTTTGACATGCACGTCAAGGAAATGCTTGAACTGAAGCAGACCTACGGAGAACTTCCTCTGGAAGCTCTCTACAAGCTGGCCACATATCAGAAGCCGGTTAAGGCTAACAAGCTGACGACCCCGCCTTCTGGTCCGAGGCCAAGTGCAGTCAAGACCAAGACGAACTCTGACAAGCCCTTGTCTTTCAAGGAAGCCGCCCGTCTCGCTATCAAGGAACTTCAGGGAGGCTAATGAGCTATGGCTCTTGACTTTAACGAACTGACTGCGACTACTTACAAAAACTACCGAGAGACCCTCGCAGACAACATCATGAAAAGCATCGGCCTGTATGCGTTCATGCGCAAGGGTGGCCAGATCGAGCGCCGTCAGGGCGGTCTCAAACTGGTTGAACCCCTGATGTATGGCCAGAACGGCACCTTCAAGACCTACTCGGGCTACGATGTCCTCGACACGTCGCCTCAGGCTGGCATCACTGCGGCGGAATACGACTGGCGCAACGCCTCGATTTCCGTCACGATCAGCAAGGAAGAACAGGATCAGAACAAGGGCGCGAGCAAGATCATCGATCTGCTCAAGGCTAAGATTGATCAGGCGGAAAAGACCTTCACGCTCCGCATGGATCAGATGCTGTTTGCTGATGGCACCGGCAACGGTGGCAAGGACTTTCAGGGTCTCGGCAACTTCGTGACTGCTGCCGCTTCGACGGTCGGCGGGATCGATGGCTCCACCTATACGTGGTGGGACAATGTTCGCGACACCTGCGCCAACTTCTCGACGCTTGGTCTGTCCAAGATGCGCTCGATCTACAACCAGTGCATTCGCGAAGGCGAGAAGCCGAACATCATCGTCACCGACCGCACCACGTTCGAAGCCTACGAATCGCTCCTGACCCCGATTGAGCGCATCAACTTCTCCAAGGGCAGGGAACTGGCCGGTGATCTGGGCTTTGAGTCGATGACCTTCAAGGGCTGTCCCATCATGTGGGACTACTATGCCACTTCGCAGGTCATGTATTTCCTCAACACCCAGCATCTCAAGCTCGTCATTGACTCGGGCACTGACTTTGAGATGACCGAATGGCGCGTTCCCGTCAACCAGATGGCCAAGACTGCCTTCATCCTGCTGCGTGGCCAGTTGATCTGCAACAACCGTCAGCTTCAGGGTCGTCTTGCGATCACGGCTTATTCCTGATAGGAGGAATGAATCATGATGCTCAAACAGTTCAACAATCCTGAATCTGGCGTTCCTGAAGTATTCGAGGAATTCTACAACTCTTCCAACGTCAAACTCACGCACGGAATGGTTGTGGTTG